CTCCAATATACAAAATGAAAGCAAAACAAGCATGGTCAGAAATAAGTCAGTTATATGAGAGGAGGCACGAGGTTGTGGCCAACAAAATTAGAGTTCATTTGCTTGCAGCTTATGAAGGAGAGGTGACATTACGTCGAGTGCTTTTGGATAATGGCCTTGACATAACTCTTTTTGAAAATGTGAGGTGGAATTCTGGAATTCATGAAGAAAGAGGGAAATTCTTCTTAGAAAAGACCCCTGACATATCTGTTGTAACAATGGTTGAAGGGAGACTAAGGTTAGATGTGGTTGAAGTGTCAGTAAGTACTAAAGTTATGGAAAGTCGTGCAATTAAGGACAATAAATATCGGAAAGGACTGGAACTTATTGGAGAGACATTTGATATTGACATGAATTATTTAGTGGTTAGTAGCTTTACTGATGGAAGAAACTTAGATACAGAATACCCTGGCATTGATTGGTCAGTGTCCGTTGAAGAAATAAGATTGATTAATGAGAGAGTCCGATTAATACAAACAGAAGAGATAGAAGAGAATGAGAAAGCAATGCTGACAGCAATGATGAAAGGTTACTTCTCAAAAGGAAAATCTAGAAGAGATACCAGACCTAGTAGGGTTATTGCACCACAAAGGTCTGACCAGCCTGAATTTGAAAATGATGAGGAAGTATTGTTTGAGTTAAAGGATTTTGCTGCAAATGATCTAGAAAGGACAAGCAATTTTCAAAGAGTCAGTGTTGCAGGGATAAAGGAGACAATTGAAAATGCATCACTGATTGCTTCATCGTCATTTGTCGAGAAGGAACATAGTGGAGTGTATGCCTACATGCCTTTTGGAAGGGCAAAGGCAGAGAGGCCAATGACAATGGAGTATCAAAAAACTTGCATGTTAGAAGCAGAGAGAGAGTTTTCCTATATCAATGAGAGAGATGAATTTCTTGAGGCGATGATGGTCACACTTGAAAAAGGAGTTGCAGTAGGAGCAGAAAATTGGGACTTATGGTTCCGTAAAACCATGGATGGTCGAGAGCCAATGACTGTTACTGGTGTGGAAGGTAGGCTCTCAACAAGAGCAAAAGAGCTGTTACAGCATTGGACAGGTAAAGATCGAACCTCACAAAACTTTGAACCTAAGTTGATGGAGAGTCTTCCTTTCTGGAATGATTCAATAAACGATAACTGTTACATTGATGTGCTAAAAATAAAGAAGAGGTTAGAAATGGACCTTGAGGAAGAGTTTTCAACTGAAAAAATTGATTTTGGGAACTCCATGGCCGAAGCTTCTTTAAGCAATGTGTTTCATGCAGAGATGAAAAGGCGAGTGATAGACCCTGTTGCCAGGAGTCGTGCATTTCAGAGCAGTATAGTTGTCCGCGACGTGTGTGAATGGCTAGTTGCTCAGAGTGGTAACAAGAGGTCAAAGAGGTGGAGTGTCTTTGCCTGTTGTGATGGTGAGTGTGTCATCATTAAGATACCTGGTAAGTCCACTGAATCTTTAGGCGGGAAGATCAACTACATGGCAATGTGTACTGAAAGTGCTTATTTGGGCCCTCAAACGAATGTCATGAGAAGATATGTAGGGAAAGGAAAAACATGGTTGCTGTTGAAACCAATGTCCTTGGATCTGAGGAGACTCGAGAGCATGGGTTCCACTTTGGAGAAAGGCCTTCTACTTTGTGGGAGCATTGCAACAAAACACAGTGAAGCCACTGGGACATTGCCTTCTCCTTATGACTTGAGAGAGATATTCTCAATTCATTACCTGGTATCAACGACACCAAAGAACAGGATTTGTTCAATCTTTGATTATCTCAGGTATGCAATAAACTCATGTGTTGCAGATGTCTCGGGATACGGTGAGTTACTGAAAGATGAGTTCTCAAAAGCATGTGGGACTTCTCTTGAAGTTTTTCTTCGGAGAGAAGCTGCATCTCTGTTAGAAGACTTGGCAGAGAACAAAGATGATACATTGGTTAAGAAGATGACACTAGGGCAACACTCCATAAAGACAAAATTTGGAGCCACTGGCAAGTATAGAAGCTTCTCATCAAACTTGTACTACAAGAGTTTTAGCTCTCTGCACATGGAGATTTATGGGCTGTTCTTTACATGCCCTAAAGGGCTACATGGGAAAATTGAAGATTTAAAGATCCAAGAAGAGACTGTCGAGTGGCAAGCAAAATGGGATGCATTAGCAAAACAGCTAAAATGCGAGATGCAGGAAGGCTACACAATTGGTGACAGGGAGCCAAGGCAACAAACGTTCTGCAGGGATTTCATGTATGAGTGCGGTAGATGGATAGACAAGCAGGTGTCTTATAAGTGGGATGATGTACAAGCATCTATACAAAGAGGAGGACTTCGAGAAAATTATTACGCAAATCCAAGAAATAGATCAACAAAAGGAATGACAGTGTTCTCCTCAGATTATTCCAAAATGGAGTCAACAACAACAATCCAACAAGCCTTGAGGGAGCTTGCAGGGGGAACTACTGTGGGTACAGTTGAAGAGGAAGCAATGAAATCTGTAGGAAAAACTCCTAATGTGAGGCTAGTCAGAAAGTATCAGAGAACAACAAGTGACAGGGGTATCTTTGTTGCAGACAGAGACACAAGAGCAAAGCTGCAAGTCATTGAAAGGATTGCTGGAGCCATAGCAAAAAACGTCGAATCTGAGTTAATCAGTGTTCCTGGTGATGTCAAAATGAATATCATACAGGATATGTTAACTAAGGCAATAAGGTGGAGTGCAGGGGAGAGTGTTCTGAGGACTGAGTTTGGTGACATGAAGATGAAAAGGAGAGTGATGTTCTGTAGTGCAGATGCCACAAAATGGAGTCCTGGAGACAATGCCTACAAGTTCATTCCATTTGTCGAAGGAATAACTTCGTTGACAGATGCCGAAAAGAACCTGTTAACAGCTTGTCTTTTAGGGATTTCCAAGTCTAATCTTGGGTTATCAGATGGTGCCTTTGAAATGCTGTCGAAAATGGATGGGACAAAAAACCCAAAGGTTGATGAAATGAAGAACTTCTTTGGACTTCCATACAGAAGAACAGGGAAAGTTGAGGGAAATTGGCTTCAAGGGAACCTAAATTTCATCTCTTCACTTGTGGGGGTGGCTGCATTGAACAAAGGAGGAGGCTATGCAAAGAAATTGTGGCCTGAGCTAGACTGCTTTGTTGAAGTTTTAGGCCATTCTGATGACAGTCTTATTTTGATTGGATGGGTCTCTCCTGCAAGTGAAGATATTGGACAGTACCTGCTCTGGGTAGACAAAATGGCTGAGTTATCAGAAGAATATAAGTGCCTTAAAAGACTTAACCATTGGGAATGCATCTTCCGGGTTATTGAACGAACAGCACTGATGGCCTCAATCAAACTGTCAACAAAAAAGACTTTTTTGTCAAAAACAATGTCTGAATTTGTAGGCTACAATTTTGAAGCCGGCAACCCTACTACCCCTTGGATCAAGCCAGCAATGGGGGCGTTGGGGGAACTTAAGGTAAAGGGCTATGCAGAAGATCGTGCATCTGTCATGTCTTCTGCAGTTAAGGTACTTGATTTAAGCGGCTCCTTGCAAATGGCTCAACTTGTTGCATACATTGGCAATGGAAGGGTGCTTAGAGGCTATGGCATGCAAAAAGGGATGGTGAATCATCCAGGAGCGCTGCTGAAGTTAAGGGACGTTGACATACCGTCATTTTTAGGAGGAGGGCCTATCCCAAGTGTTCTAAGTCTAGCCACTGGAGGAACTAATCTTCAAGACATTATGACTGTCAAAGCTCATGTTACGAGATATCGGACACACCGAGACACATACTCTGAAAGGGTACTGAAAGTGTACAAAACTTGTGAGAAACTCTTCAAAGAAGAGGAAAATGATCAACACATCTTTGGACGTGTTAAATGGAGAATTTTCTTCCCAAAAAGTGACCCTTATGAGTTGGGGTTTCTAACAAGAGAAAGTCTAAAAGCCTGGGAAGCAGCACATCCAGAATTTTTCTTTTTGAACCCCACTGATCCTAAAGATATACTGTTTCAGACATGGAGAGAGTTCAGGAAACCTGAAATGCAAGCATCTTTAGTAAGACAGTCTGAGACTGTTCTAAGAATGAGATTGATGGGGAGAGTTGCAGGAGATGTCGTCTGGGTGAATGGGGAATGGGCTAGTGTGAGGACTTTGCTCTTTACAGTGTCCACACAATGCGAATCTGAACTGATAACAGAAAGTGATCTGATCAGATGGGAGCAGATTGAAGAGAATCTCTTCTCAAAGTCAATAGTATGGACTGACTTTCTCAACCAGACCTTCGCTGAAGTATCTAAGGGAGTTAAGAGGCAGGTGGCAAAATTGCCCAGAAGGCTTGTGGTTCGAGAAGATGACATTCCTTTAATCAACCAAAAGAGAGATATCTTGGCCTGGGGAGTAAGCTCACAAACAACAAAGAGACTTATAGAAACTCAGTGCACAGACCCCAACATGATTGAAGTGGATGCAGCTAAGTTGAGGGCTGCAGCAGCAGATAAGCTCCAGCTAGATATTACTCTTGTTGACGGTGCAAAAAGATGCGACTTCCTAACAAAAGGGTCCACAGTTAGTAGAACTGTGATTGTTGGCAGTAATGTTGAACCAACAGCTACTGGGATAGTCATTGGTTGGCTGAGAGAGTCATCTTTCACAAGGGTCGTATCAGCATCGTCTTCAGGGTACATATCAAAGGCGAAGACTATCTTCAGTGAAAACACAGAAGGACAGCACTGGTTGAACGCAAAAAAACTGATTATCACAATCTGGAAGATGGCAAAGGCAAACAGTGCTGAGCCAGGAGTATGGCTAAGATCATTGTCTTTCCAGGGGGCTACACTGTGGAAATGGATGCAAACCATTGTAAAGCAAACACCAGATTCAAGTAGAGTCGATGCAGCACTGGCTGTTGCATTAAATGATACTCTTGGTGATGACAGCTGGCTTAACAGTGTTGCATCCCAGAAAATGCTGTCTGGGAAGAGATATGTCAAAGAACAGCACTATGATCCAGTGCTAAAGGTGTGGCAAGGACAGCTTGTGGTTGAGTTCTTGTACGGTAGTGAGATTGGTGAACTATACTTTGATGGAGACTCTATCGTTAAGTTATCTACCTCCATTAGGGATCCGATACCTCTGACTCACATGATGAATACGGTAAGAAAGGAGCTTGCAGGATCTAAATTCAACATGCCTGTAGTTAGATCAGATGGCACCGAAGGAATCAGAGTGATAAAAAGAAAGGACTTTTACAGGTGGGATAGGGTTAGAGAAGGAGACTGGATCTTACCGTTTGTTTTCATAGATCCAACAATGAGTGTTGGCTCAGCACCTACTAGGAGTTACCAGTTCACAATCAGAGATGGAGGTTTCAGTGTGTGGGCAAAGGACAGAGAGAACTCAAGGGGGGTGAAGATTGCCAGTGCAATGAGCTTTTTAAGTGACATCCCTTTGAGTGCCCTAGAGGCAGCTGATGAGCTGTTCCATCAGAATGTTGCCATCCATGAACTTACAAAGAGAGGGTTTCTTCCAAACTTGATACTTGGCACCACAGCAAGAATCACAAGATCAGAAGCTGCTGTTATCCTTGTGAGAAAAACACTACCAAAGAGAATGGCTGTGATATCAGAGGTATTGGACCTAGTTGGAGGGGGCAAAGTGTCGTTCCATGGCATAGAGTTCACAAAAACAAGCATTTCTTCATGGGAAACTGCAGAAGACGAGAGTGATGATGACTATGTGGTGGATCTTGATGACATGGATTTTGACCTTGAGCTTGAAGAGCCTGAAAGCAGCTTTGGAACTGTAGAGGTGAATGCTGAATTTTACATTGAGGAAGACAGAGCTATTGAGAACGAGGATGAAATCCCCAGGGGAGTGACAATCTATGAAGACCTTGAATCAACGATAAGGCATTGGGTTGAGAAAGATGTAGGTGATGTATCCAATGTGGATGGGATCCAATCATTTCTCTTCATGAAATGGTTAGCCAAGTCTTTCGATTTTGGGAGACAGGTAGATTTGGCTATGTATTGGGACTTGTTATCAGTGGATACAATCCTTGGTCCAATGGCCAACACAATAGATCTGATAGGGATGGATGTATTGAAATCAAAACTTAAGGAAGCCCCAGAAATGAGAGAGTTAGAGCCGTCCGAATTAAAACCCTATCTAGGATTTAACTATTCAAGAGCTATGCGATTAATGGCTAATCTTTTTCCTCGGAAGCGAGTAGATTTTTATGACTAGACTGGGAAACTTAGGTTTTGTATATTGGAG